GTGACAATCCGGCCCCTTTCGGGACAGGTCACAACCATGTTCTTCAACATGGTACACAGCCTGGCAGTTTCATGTGTTGCTTAGCACGTGAGATGCGCCCTACCCCCATCCAAGGAGATGAGGAGCTTTATAGCGCCTCTGAACCCTAACGGAGGTTTCTAGGCCATAGAAACCCCGTGAAGGCTCACTCCAAGGATCTGGTAGGAACCCCCCTGAGGAGGTAAAGAAAACAGAGGTTTTCCTCTGTAGGTCATCGTTGGTAGCCCGATAGCCCGTAACCTTTGTGCTACGGGCCCGAGCCACCTTCGATTGGAATTTCCGCGCCGCCGTCCTAATGGATGGGACGCGCATCTCGGAAATTTCCAAGGGAGCTCTAAAATAGAACTCCACTGACCGGAGATTCCCCACTGCTAACTGGTACGCATCCCGTAAGGATACGCGCCTCAGTGCGGAATCATCCAAAGCCATTGGCGAAAGCAAACCTTCTTTTGAGAAGGTCTTCCACTCGGAATCCGATTGGAAGACTTGCTTCAACCAACCGTCTGAGGCTTTGCGCAGTAAAGATGACTGGGCATTGCCGACGGGTGACAAACCTAAACCTGTTATCAGTTCCTCTTTTGAGGCCTGGGACAGGTATTGGAGCCACTGGACATGATGGGTCTGAGACACCTTTGGACCGAGGGGTACATTTACTCCCCCGTAAGCCTCAGGTGCTGAGACCGGAATCCCCAACCGAGAAGCTAATCGCCAGCTGTACCAAAATGGTGACAGCCGGTAGAAAAACTTCATCACCTTTTCATAAGGTGAGGTGGCGTCTCCAATAATGGCAGTAGCTTGGGATACCCAAGAGATCTGACCTTTGGAGCCACCCGGTGGGGCGACCACTACGGAAAGTGGCAAGAAGGACTGCTCATAGCCGTGGTCCATAGGGATCTCGGTTATAAGACCGTACTTCGGGTGCCAAAAGCTTTTTTGAGGAGACAACCTTCCTCCCAACCTGGGGAAGGTTTCTTCAAAAACACGCTTTCGGCCCCCATGCCACCTCGGGAGAAGGCCGTCGTCGCCTACCCCGCGGAGCTTAGCGTCCGTCCGTCGTAACCCCTTGTACGTCCTCTTACGCTCAGATTGAGTGTAAGGGTACTCCTTTAATGCCTGTTCAGCACTAAATAGTGTAACAAGCATCATAGGAGGGAAGGATGTGGGATCTCCCATCATCTGACCCGTACTGGTGATTACGCCTTCCAGGTGGTCAAGCCTCGTCAACCATCCTTCCCATATGGCAAGGATGAGCGTAGCGTGACCGTGCTCCAAGGAGTTAATTCCAGGTACATACCTGTCATCTAACAACGGAGCCCTGGGGTAGTGCCGCATCAGTCCATCGGGTGTTAGGTCAGAATTGTTCATCCCAAGGAGAATCTTCTTGGGACCAAACAATTTGTTGAACCACTTCCTGTACTTTTGAAGTACAGGATAACGTTCTGCCAACACCTCGTAGACTGTTTGGGTTATCCACTGCGGATGTAGATCAGTGGCAGCAGTAGCGTCCAGGGAATGCCATGGACCTGACTCACCACGAAGATCAATCTGCTGTGAACCTCCCAAAGCAGCACTGAAACGGGGGTCTTTTACCATGATGGCATCGACCACCCGTCTCAGGACTTGTTGAACTAGGTTCACTGCCGTTAAAGAACAGGTAGGGAACCTAGTCTTCAAGCCCTTTTCTTCCGCAACAATAGGCAAGATAGGAGTGTATGTAATGGAATCCATCACATATTCAACACCATCTTGCAAATATTGTTGAAGGAAATGACCCGTGCCTGGGAGTGAATTTTCTAATTCATCCCAACTACCTTTGAACAAGGAAGAGAAATCTTCCTTGGGTAGTTTGAGTTGTGAGTCAGGATGCAATGCATCTGACAACAGCTCAAGGTAAGCTCCTGTCTCGTCCTTGTCCACATTAACTGATGGGTAAGGGCGAGACCGGAAGCCACGGGTTTTCCTTAGAGCGTAGCCCAGCAAAACAAGATGCTGGACACCTGTCACATGGCCTCCAGCAGACCTGGGATATCCCAGTGCTGCATTGGAAGAAGGCATAGTGAAAAGGTCCTTCGGCGTTGGGGGAATCTTCCAACGCTGAAAGTACGCTTCGAGGAAAGGCTTCCAATCCGGATGTTCTGTAGGGGGTTCTGATGTCAATCTTGACACCAGGTCCTGCAGACCTTGCGGATCGGGAGGAGCTGGAGGTAAAGCCCGGGCGGCGTATGACACTTTAAGTGCCACTCGCTTCTCGGCAAATACCAACAGCCGCCCTTTGGGTTTTAGGCCTCCAAAAAACCATGCTCGATTAGCATGGCAGAGAGCCTTCACCCTTTGGGCAGCTTCCAGAGGATGGTACACAAGTTGTGACTTAAAGCGCTCGACCCCCTGCAGCCTATGGCTACAGAGACGAGTGTTCAAGTTATACTTCTTGAGATACCAAGCCCGTTCTGTTTGGTAACCAACCAGAACGGCATCCATAGTTGCTCTCTGGAACTCTAATACCTCGAGGTTCCGCGCGTAACGCAGAACCCGACGGTCTTTAGGGTCCCTTTTCCGCATAGACGAATACGCCTTGCGGATATCCTCGTCCCACAGAGTATACCACTCGTGGAGGGAGAGAGCTGGATCCCTGGGAGGGGGAAGGACAGGCAAAATGGCCTGCCCCGAACCACTCAGAGTCCCGTTGATGAACCGGAAGTGCTTGCAAAGAGCAAGTACACCAACCGGGTACTTCAACAACGGTTGGAGACGCCCATGGAGGGATAACCCTTCATGAGTGCGGTAGTACCAGTCCAATTTGGGCATGGCGCCACCGAACTCCATCTGAAATGGCCTTGGGCCTTCCTCGGAAATTTGATCCTTGGAGGTCCGACCGGGTTGGCCAAGGGGATTCCCCTTGACCTTCCTTCGTATCCGCTTTTTGCGGACTGAGGGGCTCTGTTGAGAGCCCAGGTCGACTTTGTGGTCGACCATGATGCCATCGGAATTTCTGATGGTTG